GCTCGGACTCGAGCGTGGGCACCCGGCCGGCGGCCTCGGTGAGTCGGCCGTGCTCGGCCTCGTCCACCTGGATGTGACCCATGGTGTCCTCCTCAGGACTGTTGGGGTTGTGGGGTTGTCCGGCCGGTGCCGGGACACTCTTGGGGCCGCTCTCGGCGGCCTTGACGGGTACGTACTCAGTGCGCGCCCGCACAGCTACGGGGGCGCCGGCGAGCAGGACGGCCCCGTCGTCCTGAAGCTCATAGGTGTCCTGCCACGTGCCGGACTCGTCAGGGGTCTCGACGGTGAACCACACGGTGGTGTCGTCGAAGTCGCGCACCCACACCCACGTCTTGTCGCCGCCGTACTCCTCGAGCAGCGCTTGGTAGAGGGCGTCGCGGGTGTCGTTGGCGGTGGCCTCGGCGACACCGTGCTGCACGGCCCGCTGCACGACCTGCTCGGGCCGGGCGGACTCGAGGACGGCGATGATGGAGCCGCCGCGCCCGGCCTTGGTGACGAAGTCGACGGACTCGGACTCGATCAGCTGGGTGATGATGCGGCCCTTGCGGCCCTCGGCCTCGCCGATGGTGGACTCGGACCATCCGCGGATGCTGACGCCGATGGCCTTGGCGAACTTCTCGTCGGTGAGCAGGTCGACGTAGGGGCCGAAGACCTGCGCCTCACCGACGAGGGTGCCGCCGTCGAACTCGGGGTCCCAGACGGCGTCCTCAACGAGCACGGCTGCAAGGTCGCGCAGGGACCGCTCGGGGCGGTCGTAGGACTCGGCCTCGCCGGGGTGGTCGATGAACATCTGCGTGCCGGCGGGGAAGATCCGGGCGCTGGCCGCGTTCTCGAGGACCTTGTCGGAGTAGTAGCCGGATGAGCCCCAGCCAGGGGTGATGATTCCGATCTTGAGTCGGCCGGACTTGGCCCCGTCGGCCTCGCGCACGGACAGCGTCCGCGCCTCCTTGATGGCCTGCTTGGGCATGGTGCGACCTCCTAGGCCGTGGGACGATTCGGGGATGGCAACGGGGATGAACGTCGAATCGGTTGGGGACTGTGTCGAGCACGTGTGGGTGATGACCGGGATGGTCACCGCCGCGGACGGCACCCACATCGAGTACCGGTGCGACCGGTGCGACGCCGAGACGCTCGAGGGGCCGGCGCAGCTACGCGGCGAGGTCGGCTAGAGGCGTCGGCGCGAACGAGTCACGCCACCCCGGCGTGGTCCGCCGCTTCGACAGGTCGCCCAGGGTGACCTTCCCCTTGTCCAGCAGCTCGAGCTTCTTCGCGCCCATGATCGCCAGCTGGTCCTCACGCGGCAGCGCGTCAAACGTCGCCTTCGCGTCGGGCAGGATGCTGGCCGGCTCATCGAGGTCGAAGCCGAGCTGACGCCACGTCTTCGCCACCGGCACCCGCGCGCAGCGGCCCTGCTGGTGATCCAACGGGCCAGCCTCGTCGAGGTCGTGCATGGACCCGTGCTGCCCCCAGCACGACGGGCAGGTCCGCTTGTCCAGCTGCGCCACCCACTGCCACCCCTGCAGGACGTCCGCGTTCGCCTTGTCCTGCGCCATGCCCGCGGCCCTGTGTGCGTCCAGCATCTCGGTGCGGGCGATGACGAGAGCGCGGTTACGGCCTCCCTCGAACGCGCCCTGCACCCGGTCCAGCATCAGCTTCGCGGCGGAGCGCGGGTTGTCACCGACCGCGATGCCGCGGATCAGCACGCTCTTCATAGCCTGCTCTGCCTGCGCCGACAGTGGTCGCGCTAGCGAGGTCACCTGGCCGGTGGTGCGCTTCACGATCGCGTCCAGCGCGGCGTCGTCGACCCGGTCGAACGTCGCGATCACCTCAGCGGTGGTGCCGGCCTGCGCCGGGTACTGGGACGCGGTGATCCGCTGCGACCAGTCGACGGCATCAGCGGTTATGGCGGGGAGGGCTTGCGTCACCACGACGGGCAGGTCAGTGGACAGGTCCAGCAGCGCGGCCCGGGTCTTCGCCATCGCCTTCTGCGCCCGCTTCGCCCGGTTCACCTGCGCCCTCGTCGGCCACCGACCATCCTTCGACGCCGCGACCAGGTCGGCGAGGGCGGCGCCCCACTCGCCGGCGAGCTCGTTCCACGCGGTGCCCCACGCCTTGATGATCGAGGCCGCGGCCGCGTCGACTGGTTGAAGCATGGAGATGCGCATGCCGTCGATGAGTCGCAACGTCTTCCGGTTGACGGCCATCAGCAGGGTGTCCAGACGTTGTGCTCGACGTAACCGTGCCAGGCCTTGCCGGCGCCGGTGTGGAGCACGCTGTTTGATGAGCCGTCGCCCGGCCTGATGGAGACCGTCCCGTCTTCGTGTTCGCGAACGGTGTGCAGTGACAGCGTGCCGATCCCGTTGCCATCCGGCGCGAGGTAGCCCCATACGCAGTCGGTGAGGTTCCCGCTCATGTCGTGCTTGGGGTACAGCCGGGCAGCGCTCTGAGGAGTGCCGTCATGACCGACGTACTTCCAGATGTCGCCCGGCTGGAGCTCGTCGAGCGGCAGCGGTAGCTCGCCGAAGGGCGTGTCTGCGAGGCGGCGCCCCGTGATGCTCATGCGTCCAGCCACTCGATGCGGGTGGCGCCGCCGTGCCCGTGGATCGCCTCCACGTCCTCGATCGACGGCCACACCACGGTCGACTGCCGGTCGCCGCGCCACCGGATCACACACACCCCATCGGGGAACTGCACGCCGTCGGCGACGATGCCCGTGCCCGAGATCCCGGACACGTCGTGGTCGCGGGCCAACTGGAAGCGGCGCACGTCAGGCCGCCGGCTGGTCCCCGGCAGCCACAGCCGCCTGTTGCGACCGAGCCGCGGCCGCGTCGTCCGGGTAGATGAAGTCCCCGTTCGCGTCCGTGACCTGCTTCAAGACCTCGTCGACGTTGTCCACATCGAACGCCACCAGCATCAGCCGAAGCAGCACCAACGGCGGCACCTTCTGCGTGCCATCCGCTGCGGCGATCGCGTCCATGAACGTCTTGATGTCGACCTTGTCCAGCGACGCCCAGTCGACCTCGATGCCCCGGTCCTGGTCGCCGGCCAGCCGAAACACCTCGCGACCGGTGACCTGGTCCACCGTCCGCGTGCCCTTCAACGGCCCCTGCGGCGCCTTGATCGCCTGGTCAATGACGAAGCCCAGCACGCGCTGGATCCGCTCGGCGTGCAGGTCGCGGCGCATGCCGAAGATCAGCTGCACCGGCTGGTCCAGCGTCTCCGCCGTCGCCCGCGCGCCCGTCACGCCCGGGTCGGCCAGCAGCATCGTGACCGGCAGGTCCACGCCGGCGGCCACCATGGCCGCCAGGGGCCGCCCGGACTCGGAGTCGATCGTGGCACCGGACTTGCCGATGGCCTCGAAGGTTTGACCCTCCGCGGTGGTGACGGTCGCGCCCACCTGGCCGTCCGGGTTCACCGGGACCGTGGTCATCCGGTCCCGCACCTGCGCGGCGCCGCGCTTGCTTTTCGCTGTGGCCCGGAACGCGAACCGGGACAGTGCCTTGACGAGGCGCGCCCAGTCCTCGAGGAACTCCTTGTACCCGCGCGCCCACGGCAGCGCCGACCACACGTCCCCGACACCGCGCAGCGACCCGTCGGGGCGGTTCACCGTGGTGTGGAGTACCACGCTGTCCCACGCGACCGGGTGCCCGTCGATCGTCGAGGGCCGCAACCTCGGCCAGTACCCCAGCGCCGGGTAGTACACGGTCTGCTGCTTGGACCGGGTGAACGTGCCCTGCGGGGCGAGGTCGATGACGGTCGAGGAGAAGGTGCGCTTGTAGTACCAGGGCTCGGTGTCGTCGTCCGGGTTGGTGATGATGTCGTCGATCTGCTGTGCGGGGATGTTCCGCACCTGCACCCGCCCGGTCAGCGGTGAGGCGATGAGGACGTCGAAGTTCTCCCCGACCGTGGCCAGGCGCCGCTCCAGCTCCTCGTGCGCCTGCCCGGAGGTGAACGTGGCCTTGTTCGACTCGTCGTCGAGGAACGCCTGCACGACGGCGTTGACATCCTGGTCGGCGCCGGCCTCCTGCTTGGCCTGGATGGTGACGCCCTGCCCCCACACGTAGGCGGTGCGCAGGTTGATGGCCCGGGAGATCAGCGGGTCGGCTACCGACATGACACGGGCTGTGTTGATCGCGAGGCGCCGCTGATCCGCGGTCAGGATGGCCGGGTCTGCGCCGATGCGGGACCAGCCCTGGTCATCGATCGCGAGCTGCATGTCGACGAGGGCTTCCTCGAGGAGCTCGACGGTGTTGACCAGCTCGGCGTAGTCGGCCGGGAGGGGGGTGGTCGGAACGACGTCAACGGTCACGGCACGCCCACCACCTTCCGGGTCTCAGTACGAGGCCGCCCAGGGCAGGGCGTCATAGTCGTCGTCGTCTTCCAGCAGGTCGTCCGCGTCGCGGATCGAACCGTCGAGCAGAGGCACCAGCAGCAGCCGGTGCACGGCCTGCGACAGGGCGTCGGTCTGGTCGTCGTTCGCGACCGCCGGGAAGGCGGCCGCCTCGTGGATCAGCTCTCCGACCCACGGCGCGAGCTCGGGCGACGGTAGGTGCACGTTGTGCGAGTGGACCAGCGGGGCGATGGCATGCACGCGGGAGATCTTCGATCCCTCCGGCTCGACTGGGATCAGCCCACCCACCTGCGAACGTAGGGCGTTCATCACAGCAGGACCGTTGGCCTTGTCCTCCACCAGTTTGGCCACGCACTGCGGCCACTTCGCCGAGAGGCGCCTGATCTCGGCGCACGTCTCCGTGAAGGTCCAGCGGCCTCGGACCTGATCGAGCAGGAACGCGTCGACACCGCGGCGCATCCACACTTGCCCGACGACGAAGTCGGAGGTTGCCTCACCCTTGAATGCCAGGTCGTAGCTGGCTACGAGTTCAACGTTCTCGTCTCGTCCGGCCTCAGGGACGATGCACGTTCCGTCAGGTCGTTCGATCCAGAGCGGGTGGTCAAACTGCGACCACGCGCCCGACGGCAGAATGTTGCCGGATTCGGGGGTTGGGCGACCCTGATACAGGGCAGCCCACGCGATCGGTCCGGCCTCCCGCTTCCGCTTCTCCCACTGCTCCCTTGACCTGCCTCGGGCTGAGTCAAGGAACTGGCCCGCTTCGCGACCGAGCGGGTCGGTGTCGGGGTCCTCGCACTCGGCGGGAATGTTCAGGACCTTCCACCCGTCGCCCTGTTCGAGCAGGCGGCCGGCGAGGTCATCGTGGTGCCATCGGGTCAGGATCAGGACGACGGATGCGCCGGGGGCGAGGCGGGTGTTCGCTTCGGTGCGCCACCAGTCCCAGACGTTGTTGCGGTATGTGGCCGAGTATGCCTCGGCCCACGACTTGATCGGGTCGTCGATGACCATGAAGTCGCAGGCATAGCCGGTGACACCGGCGCCGATGCCGACGGACTTGACGCCGCCGTGGTGGCCTTCAATGGACCACTCGCCGGCGGCACCGTGGTCAGCGGCGATTCTGAGATCGAGGTCGGGGGCCTTGGTGATGCGGTTTCTGATGTTGCGACCGTTGCGGTTTGCGAGTCCTTGACCGTATGAGGCGGTGATGATGCGCAGGTCGGGGTTTTGTGTGAGGAGCCAGATCGGGAGGTCTGATGCCACCCGAGTGGACTTGCCCTCCTGCGGCGCGAGCGTGACGATCAGTCGGCTGTCCGGGGTGTTGTAGGCCTCGACTAGGGCCGCGTCGACCAACTCGAGTGCGCGGGTCTGCACTGTGCCCGGCGTGAGGTGCTGGGCCAGCTGGCCGGGGGTCTCCCAACGCTCACGTGGTGGCTCAAACGAGCGCGCTGCTGCTTCCCACAAGTCGGTCGTCATGGTCGCTCCTCGCACGATGGAGGCCTCGCACGATCAGGCTGATGGTGGCTTGTGAGACGCCGAAGTCCCGAGCTAGCGCGGCCTGTTCACCGCGGACGCCAGTGACGCTCCGGCGGATCTCCTCAACCTGTTCATCGGTGAGTTTGGCTTGCCAGCCGGTATCGCCCTTGCCGGAGCGACCCTTGCTGACCTTGTCAGCAACGTTGACTGGTAGCGGCCCAGTGAAGAGGTGAGCCGGGTTCATGCACGGCGGGTTGTCGCACCTGTGGCAGACCTGGTGCCCGTCGGGAATCGGGCCGACCCAAGTTGAGTACGCCAGTCGGTGGGCGCTCACGGTCCGTTCGCCGTCGAAGAGCTTGCCGTAGCCGCGGCCATGGGTGCCGCCATTCCACTCCCAGCACGGGCCGATCTCGGGGCGGCGGACTACTTCGGTCCAGCCGCGGAAGCGAAGCCGCTCCTCGGCGGTGGCTCCAGGCCAGATGCGGGTGCGCGTACGATCCTTCATCAGCCGCTCCAATCCAGCGGTCAGGCCCCGGGTTCACAGCGTTGGCGCGCTGCCGGGGCCGCTTTGTGTTGTGCCCCAACTCTATCCGGTGAGGTGTGCCCGCCGCTCGTCGTCCGGAGCTGTGCTGCGCATGGCGGTTGAGTGACCAGCTGGCGCGGCGGCGGGGGACATGGGAAACGGACCCTGCACCGGCTGGTGGGCGCACTGGGTCCGTCGGCAGTGAGTGTTGCAAATGAGGCGACTGTGGTCAAGCAGCGGTGCGGCGCCGGCCCCGTCCGGCGTGTCGCCGGACCCGCTCACACTCCAGGACGTCGCGCTCCGTGACCAGGACGAGGCCGTCGAGGTTCACGGTGGGTATGCCGTACCGGGTGATCCAGCAGCGCATCGTCGAGGGCGCGACCTCGGCGACCTCAGCAGCCTCGGGGATCGTGAGGAGCGCGATCGCTGACTGGTCGATCACGGCGCCTGACCCTCGACGATGTCGGCGCGTTGGCCACAGTCCGGGCACTGCCACAGGTTGCATGCGAACACCGCTTTCGGGTGGGCGCACGAACGGACCACCACCGTTACGGCTCCGGTCTCGTCGTCGATGTCAGGCTCACCATCAACGCGGACGATCAGGTCTGATCCTTCATAGCCGACGATCCGGATGCTGTCACCGTCGTGAAGTTCGTCGAACCCCGCTGCCCTCACGCTCCCCGCCTCCTCACGTCGTCAGCGTACGCCCGCGCCAACAGCTCGTACTGCTCCCACGCCCACGTCGCACCACACGACCGGCACCGCACCAAGTCCCCACCGTCACGGCGCTGCAACCCCTTCCGGTCACACACCAAGCACGTCCCCGGCAGCCGGTGGATCAGCCGGTCACGGCCGGTGCGCTGCTCAAGGTCACGTTTGCGGCCCATGATCTGCCGGCCGACCTTCTCGGCGTCCAGGCCGGACAGCAGCGCCGTCGAGTACGTAGCCAAGTATCGGACCGCTGACCCGAGGTCTCGGCGCTTCGCCCGGGTGCGGTCGTCGTGGCCGAGCCTGGCGCGCAGTTCGTCCTCGAGGTGGATGGCCCACCGGATCAGCTCGTCGGCGGTGTCCCACCCGGGGGAGTTCGTCGGCGGGTGCACCAGCGTGGTGGAGCCCATGCCGCGGCCGTCGGCGCGGATGTCGCGGGGCGTGTTGAGTGCGCCCGGGCCCAGGTGG